ATATGCGCTGATGAAGTGCATCCAAGAACTCAAAGCAGAACTCGACACGGTGAAAGCCGAACTTTCGGCTCTGAAAGGAAACTAAATGCCCTCAACCATCCTAAGTGACAACGGCGTAACCAGCGGTACGTCTGGTATCAAGACCACCGGGTCAAACGACGGACAACTTGCGCTACAGACCACCACCGCCGGGGGAACGGCCACTACTGCGCTGACGATAGACACGAGTCAGAATGTGGGGATTGGTACGGCTTCGCCCACCGCAAATCGCCAATTAACTTTATCTGGAAACGATGCGGGATTGCAAATATCGGGTAGTGCAGTAGGTGCAAATTGTTATTTAACTACAACACCCGGTGCATCAGCAGATTTTTACTTTGGCACTACTTCATCCAAACCTATTATTTTTGTAACTAACGGCGCAACAACCGAGCGTATGCGTATTAACGCAGGTGCGCCAATTCTTTGTCTGTCAGGCGGCAACACCTCGGCAACCGGAACCGGAATAGCCTTCCCCGCAACCCAATCCGCATCATCTGACGCAAACACGCTGGATGATTATGAGGAAGGGAGTTGGACACCTACTTTTACTGCTACAACAGCACCAACTGGAGTTACATACACCACTAGAATTGGTAGATATACAAAAATTGGAAACTCTGTAACTGTTTGGGGAATGATTGAATTAAGTTCCAAGGGCAGTGGTGGGGCAAACGAAGTTCGTATTACTGATTTGCCTTTTACTTCAGAAAATATTACTGGTTTTTTTGCAAGAGGTGTGGGTGATATTGGAAATGCAACTTGGGGTGCTAGTAAAACACAAGTAACATTTGCTACCGTTCCAAATAATACTTATGTTGCAATAATTGAATCTGGAAGTGGACAAGGTTTAACCAATCCTACATGGGCAAATCAAAATAATGATAGTACTTATTATTTTACTATAACTTACAGATCGGCTTAACTAGACCAGATTAGTCTAGTCGGACTTTAACTAAAGGAGAAGTAAAATGGCAATCACCAAAGAAACAGTTGTTGACCAAATTACCGTAACCGAGAACGGCATCGTGCTATACCGTGAGGCCACTCGGATTATTGAAGACGGCAAGGTCTTAACCCAGACCTACCACAGAACCAGCTTGACACCGGGGCAGGACATCACAGGCCAGCCGGATAAAGTCGTTGCTATCTGCAACACGGCATGGACACCGGAAGTCATCGCCGCATACGAAGCACAGCAAGCGCAAGCAGCCGCTAATCGTCCTGGCGCCTAAGCAAAATGAAATCGCTCATCGAAGCCGCCAAGATTAATGATCAAAGCGTCCCGATGCATGAGGTGGAGATCCTATGCCCTAACTGCAGTCGGGACGTTGACGCCAGTGAACTTCAAGCTCAGGCCTGCAACGACTGCGGCTTTAGCCTTGCCGAACCAAAACAAAACGTCGCCATTCATGTGACCACATTACCTGCAGCTGGCGGCGGGGTGATGTAATCATGGGCTTTTGGGCATTTACTTTTATCGGCGTCCTGCTAACCTTGATTTTATTGTCACTGTTTGTATGGAGCCTTTAAGTGTCTCAGTTGCCCGATCCGGGGAATCCAGCAGAAGCCGCTCGCGCGGCCTTGGGCGGCATCAAAGAAGCCATCAAGGTCGGCCGGGAGATCAAGGACACCGCCAAGGAGGTCAATGCCTTTTTGGACGAGGAGGCCAAGGCCCGGGTTGCGTGGAAGAGGAAGCAACAAGAAGTTCAGCGTCGCGGCGACATGATGTACATCGACGCGATCAACGAATACAGGGTGTTGTACAACCTGCGGCGCAGCAAAGAAGACGCGTTTCGGCAGATTGAAAAAGAGTTTGGCAAGCGGGCAGTGGACGAGGTGCAGGCCCTGGAAACAAGGTTGAGGAAAGAACGCAAGGATTTACAAAAGGAATACGACTCGGATCGGATGGCGTCAAGAAGGGAATGGTTAATAGTAGGGCTTGCGGCGCTTTTGATTTACGGAATTCTTAAAATGACAAAGGTGTGGTGATGATTGGACTAGACGCAATACTTAAAATCGGTGAAAAGGTTTTAGACCGTGTCATGCCCGACCCCGCTGCTAAAGCGGAAGCACAGGCTAAGCTCATGGAGTTGGCTCAAAAAGGTGAACTGGCTAACCTTCAGGCTGAAGTAGATTTTGCCAAGATTGATGCTGGTGACAGGGATTCAGCCCGCAGCCGTGAAGCTGAGATGGCTAAGGCAGATGTATGGGACTTAACTAAAAACATCAACACCATCCTTGCCATTGGTGTCATCTGCTTGTCCTTTATTCTCTTTGGTGTGCTGATGATGATTGAAGTTAAAAGCATCGCCAAAGACATTCTAATCTACATACTTGGAGTTTTGTCAGCCGCTATTACTCAGATCCTATCCTTTTATTTTGGATCAAGCCAAGGGTCTAAAAACAAGCAGGCTGAGATCGACAAGATGATGGGGAACGGCAAATGAACTTAACCGCCAATTTCACCCTTGAAGAACTGACCCGCTCAGATGCTGCAGCGCGAAACGGTTGGGATAACACGCCCAATGAAGCTGAGATTGAAAACCTAAAGCGCCTTGCGATGCTGCTTCAACAGGTCAAAACCGCCTTGGGTGGCAAACCCGTGATGATTAACTCAGGCTTTCGGTCAAAGCAGGTCAATGACGCCGTAGGCAGCAAGGACACCAGTCAGCACCGGCTTGGTTGTGCGGCAGATATTCGTGTGCCCGGGATGACCCCCAGACAGGTAGTGGAAGCGTGTATTGCCGCCTCTGTTCCATTTGATCAGATCATCTTAGAATTCGACTCATGGACACATATCAGTGTGACCAACACAGCAGATGGAAAGCCACGTGGACAAAAGTTAATTATTGATAAACAAGGAACCAGATCCTTTGCCTAATAAATATAAAAATTGTTTAACTGATTTGAGTTTAGGCACTAAAGCTCAAATCATTCAATTTTATTTACAACCGAACTCTCAAAAAGCCACAGTTGAGAAGTTTGGATTGACTTTGCACGGCTTAAAAAAACTACTGTTAAGTAAAAACGTGTGCCGCGATAAATATTCTCCTGAAAGAAATAAAATGATTTCTGAAGGAATAAAGAAAACTTTAAATAACAACCCAGATATTTTACAAACTAGAATTAACCGTCATTTAGGTTCTAAACGATCTTTAGAATCAAAAAAGAAAATGCAAGAAGCTGCGTGGAAAAGAATGGCCTCTCAACCAAATAATTTTGTTTCTAAAGCAGAAAAACAATTTGGAAATTTTTTAGAATCAAAACTAGGTTTAAGCATAACTCGTCAACATAGAATAGGCCTCAAACCTTTTGATTTTTTAGTTGACGGTAGGGTACTTGTTGAATTTGATGGCCCACATCATTATGATGAAAATTATTACATGTGTAAATCTGGACAAGTAGATATAAAGCTTCAAAGACAAAGAGATAATCAACGAAAGTTGATTGCAGAAAAAATAGGCATGAAACTTGTTGTAGTGCAACAACGAGATGTTAATAAAAAAATGGAACTTAAAGGCGATTTATTGCATAAATTTATGTCGGAGTTAGGTTATGAATCCGTTTAAAAATAATAAAACGGTGTATCTACCAGGACTTGTGGCATAAATGGCCTACTTACGGCTTGCCCTAAAACCGGGCATCGACAAACAAAACACCGAATACGGCGCCGAAGGCGGCTGGATCGATGGCGACTACATTCGCTTTCGGTATGGCTTGCCCGAAAAGCTCGGTGGATGGACCGGGTTCAATCAGACGTCAGGCACGCCACTTGTTTACTTTGTTGGCATGGCCAGTGATGTATTTACCTGGAACGATCTAGATGGCGTTCCGTATTTAATCATTGGAACCAACAGGAAGTTATATGTAACCTCGGGTGGTTTGTACGCCGACATTACTCCAATTCGTACGACTACTGCTGCAGGAGACGTGACTTTTGCCGCCTCAAATGGAAGCAGTACAGTCACCGTTTCGGATACCAACCACGGAGCAATCGCGGGGGATTTTGTCACCTATAGCGGTGCAGTTTCTCTTGGCGGCAACGTTACGGCGGCAGTGCTTAACCAAGAATACGAAATTCAAACAATTATCAACTCCAACAGTTACACCATAACGGTTCCTGTCGTTGCTAATTCAAGCGACTCTGGAAACGGCGGAGCTGCGGTTGTAGGCGCTTACCAAATCAACGTTGGAGACGACGTCAGTTATTTTGACCTTGGCTGGGGCATTGGAACGTGGGGCTTGTCCACATGGGGTACGCCTCGTCCTCCTGGAGTCACAACTGCGTTGGCTTCCCGTGTCTGGCAGTTTGATAATTTTGGCGAAGATGTGATCTGCCAGTTAGTTGATGGCTCTACCTATCTCTGGGATACAAGCGTTGGACTATCCAATAACCGAGCTACAGTTGTCTCTGGTGCGCCCACCAAGAGCAAATATGCCCTGGTGTCTACCCCGGATAGGCACTTGGTGCTATTTGGAACGGAAACAACAATTGGAACAGCTTCAAGCCAGGATCCAATGTTTGTGCGGTTTTCCAATCAAGAGGACATCAACACCTTTACTGAATCCGCTACAAACACTGCGGGCGGCCAACGACTAACCGACGGAAGCACTATTGTCACGGCAATACGTTCTCGCGGACAGATCCTTATCTTTACCGACACTTCCTTGCATGGCATGCAATATGTGGGTCCTCCGTACACGTTTGGATTCCAACAGCTCGGCGCAAACTGCGGTTGTATCGGTCCTCATGCAGCGGTTGACGTAAACGGTCTAGCCTTTTGGATGGGCACAGAAGCGTTCTACCTCTTTGACGGTACAGTCAAAAAGATGCCTTGTACGGTCCAGGACTACGTATTTAAGGACATCAACCTCGTACAAGGGACCAAGGTCCATGCTGGAGTGAACTCCCAGTTTAACGAAGTTACTTGGTGGTACTGCTCTTTCACCAGCGATTATATCGATCGATTTGTGACTTATAACTACCTAGAAAACGTCTGGTCAATAGGATCTATGCCACGCACTGCGTGGACAGACATTGGCACATTTAGAAAGCCTATTGCTTCTGACTACTTATTAACCAGCACTGAACCCACCATTAGCACTATCCAGGGTCTAACTCCGGGTCGTTGTGTGCTCTATAACCAGGAGGACGGAACAAATGCAAATGGTGCAGCTATTACGTCGTACATTAAATCTGGTTATTTTGATATTGGTGACGGCGATTCTATGTTGTTTATGCGTCGTTTCGTACCTGATTTTAAGAATCAGGTTGGAAATCTCACGGTGCATTTACTTCTGCGGGCTTATCCTCAGGCCACGGCCAGCCCCTCTTCGCTCGACCCGTATATCATTACACCGACTACACAGAAGGTAGATACCCGCGCTCGCGGGCGACAGATCAGCCTACGGATTGAAAGCGATCAAGTTGATGACAACTGGCGCTATGGAACCCTGCGGGTAGATATTCAGCCAGATGGGTTGCGATGAGCAAGATATTTAACGTTCGCCTGCCAGATGCATCCTCTGCGGTTTACGATCCGCAGAAGTTTAACCAGCTCGTGCGCTCGCTGGAACAGATTGTCCTACAACTAAATTCTTCTTATGGCTCAACCTTTGATCAAAACGTAGCGGACGCCACAAGCTTCTTTAATGGTGCTCCTGGCGGTCCTGGCCAAGCAGGCATTCAAGGTATTTTGCTTCCTTATGGTGCGTTTCAAGATGACACCGATCAAGTAGACGGTTCGACCACATCGGCTTATGCGATGCGGTTAAATACCACCGACTACTCTAACGGGGTTTACATCTCATCCTACTCGGCGGTATTTACTGGAACGATCAATGATGGCACTCCTCCCGGCGCCGGAACTGTATTGACTGTTACGGCAGTTACTTCGGGAACGATTTACTTAGGCATGGAAGTTACTGGTACAGGCGTTACTGCCGGAACACGGATCACGGCCTTTGGAACAGGAACTGGCGGAACGGGTACCTACACTGTTAATACTTCTCAGGAAGTTACAAGCACAACCCTTACTGGGGATTTACCGTCCAAGATGACCGTAGATTACGCGGGACTTTACAATCTTCAATTTAGTGCTCAGATAGTAAACGTATCGGTTCAAATTCACGACATTGATATTTGGTTTAGAAAAAACGGCACTGATATTCCAAACAGCAACAGTCGATACTCCATCCCAAACAGCCATGGCGGAGTGGACGGAGCGTTAATTGCGGCGCTTAATTTTTACCTAGACATGAATCCTGGGGACTATGTAGAGATCATGTGGCACGTTACTAATTCGGATATTTCCTTGCAGCATTTGCCCTCTGGAACTTCTCCGACCAGGCCTGCCACCCCGTCTGTCATAGCCACCCTAACCTTTGTTTCCTCGTTGAGTTAGACATGGCCAATAAATATTTCCGTAAAAACCTAATTCCTAGTGCCGCCACGGAGACCACAATGTATACGGTCCCTGCGGCCAATACGGCCGTCATCCGATCGTTGCGAGTGACCAACGCCAATACCTCTCGTGGAAATATCACGGTTTCCCAGTACAACTCCGGGAGCGGTACGGAAAACTTTTTGCTTAAAAACTATGCCCTGCCGATCGATACGACACTGGACGTTTTTAACGGAGTTCCCTGCGTTTTAGAGGCCGGAGACGTCCTAAAAGTCGAGTCTTCGGTGGCCAGCACCCATTTCTACCTGTCCTATCTAGAGATGGACAGAAACTAATGACATACCCCATAATATTGGCCAAATCCGCGTCCTTTCCCGACGCGCGGGCGACGTAGGCCCACTGGCACCCCTGGAAAGGACAAAAATGGAAGATCAAGGAATCATGGCCCTGCCCCAGGCAGGCATGCAAGCACCCACAACGGCGCCCACACAGTACCCGGCTGGAGAAGCCGCCATCGCTGCCTTTGAGCAGGCGCGGGCTGAAATGAATCCCCAGGAGTTCGGTAACGAACTACTGTCTGCCGCAGAGCAAATGGAACCTGCTGCAGTGCAAGAATTTAGACGGGCCATAGAGGCGCTTAACCTGCCCCCTGAAGTTATTGACGCCCTCAACCAGATGGTGGATACCATCCTGGCTGAACCGGAAAAGTACGACGAAATTCGTGCCAATTTTATTGCCGAGGGTGTCCCTGAGGATCTTCTTCCCCCTACCTTTGATCCGACATTCTTTGGCGCATTAAATTTAGCCCTTGATCAGATGGCCGGGGCATCGATGCCCATGAATGTCCAGCAGTTTGCTGAGGGCGGAATTGTAAGCCTAAAGCCGATTGCCAAGATGCTGGCCGCCCAAGGCCGCAATGGCGACACGATGCTGGCCCACATTACCCCGACTGAGGCTCGTTTGCTTCGTCGGTATGGTGGATCCGGCACAATAAACCCGATTACGGGTTTACCCGAATTCTTTTTGAAGAAAGTCTTTAAGGCCGTAGGAAACGCTTTTAAATCTGTTGGCAAAGCTATTACCCGGACAGTTAAAAGTATTGGCAGCGCAATTAAGAAGTTCACTTCGAGCACCATTGGTCGAATCGTTACGACTGTTGCATTGGGCTTTTTCTTGGGACCGGCAGCAGCGGGCATGCTGGGCGTTACCTCTGCAGCGGGTGTAGCCGCAGTTAGCGGTTTTATTGGTAGCGCAGGTTCGACCCTTCTTTCTGGTGGAAAGCTCAAGGATGCTTTAAAGGCGGGCGCCCTTGGCGGTTTGACCGCAGGCGCAATGGCCGGAGTCACTGGTGGAATGAACGCATTTCAATCCGGTACTTACGCCGGACCTACCACCGTTGCTGGCCAGGTAGAGCGATTTACTGACAGCCTTAAATCTCTTGGTGGCACTGGCGGAGCCCCTGCTGAAGTTACTGGACAGCTTCAATACTCTGGCCAAGGTCAAGTACTCCCAGGTTCCGCAGAAATTCGTGGCACTGCAGGGTTTGGTGCCGCTGATGTCGGTGCAGTTCCCGGCTATCAGTACACCCCCACTGATGCAATGTCTGGTGCTCAAGCATTTCAAATGCCGCCGAGCGTTGCAAACGCACAAGGTGCAGGGATCCAAGTAGCAGGAAACGCTCAAGGTATTGGTCCCGTTCCTGGAACACCTGTCAGCCAAACTCCGGCAGATTTCATAAGGGCAAATGAGTTTAGAGACTTTGGCCAAACCGGATTAAATTTTGATTTAAATGCGCCAACCGATATACGTCCTGGACTTAACATGGGCGATGCGGCGATAAATCAGGCTACTCCTGGAGCATTTATGCCAGGACAACAGGAAAGCCTGTTTCCACAAGCACGAGGAACAGTGCCTTTAGGCCCAGAACCAAAACCTTTTTATCAACGTGCTTATGAAGCACTTTCTCCGGGCGCTAGACAAGAAGCGGGAATGCAACGTGCGGCAAGTGCATTTAGTGACACGTACGATAAAGTATATGAGTCCACACTAAAACTGCCGGGACAGACCCCAACAACCGCAGGTCAAGCCGCTTTGAAAGCTGCTGAGGCTGCCCAAAAAGCAGCAACTCCTGGAGTATTTGCCAATTATGCCCCAATCGTAGCCGCTGGCACTGGTCTAGCTTATGCCGCAGGAGCATTCGATCCCACACAACCAGAGCCCCCGGGCATCGTTCCACGGACCACGGGCTTTGATTTGTACAATCAAAACCCCGCAGAGTATGGTGTACGGCCAGGTGGTGCCACTACGGTTTTTGCGCCCCCAAGCGTAACTCCGGGCTATGGGACCACAACCTACACTGGAGCATCGGCGGGTTATGGACAAATGGGAAATCCATTTATGCGTCCTACTTTCCAAGTCCGTAACCCGATGGACTACCTGTCACAGTATGGGTTGGCCGCATTGGCTCCACGTAGATTTAACATGGGTGGTTTCGCTGCTGGCGGTATTGGTTCGATGGCACGTAAGTATCCCCGCCGCACTGGTCAAATCTCTGGCCCTGGCACGGAAACGTCTGATTCAATTCCAGCAATGTTGTCTGACGGTGAATTTGTGATGACGGCTAAAGCAGTACGCGGTGCTGGTAAAGGCTCTCGTAGAGAAGGCGCAAAGCGCATGTATCAAATGATGCGCAAGTTTGAAAGGAAAGCGTAATGGCTGAAGTCACCGAACAGATAATACGGGAAGCGCCAGAGATTGAAGCCCTCAAAGTAGGGCTAATTAAATCCGCTAAAACGCTTTCTGAACAACCGCTTGGTATTCCAGCATATGAGGCGGCAGGACTTTCTGAACTTCAAAAGCAAGCCATGGGATTGGCTGGCCAGGGCATTGGATCTTACGCGCCTTTTTTACAAGCAGGTCAAGGTGCCTTAGAGGCCGGTATTGGTTCCTTGGGCCAAGCACAACAGGCCGCCGCTGGAATTAACTTAGCGCCACAATTTAATGTTGCTCAACAGGCCATGGAGCGTGGTCTTGGAATGATTCCTTCGCAAGCCAATTTAGGGCTATCGCAAGGAGTCTTAGGGCAAGCTGCTTCTGGATTAGCGGGTGGAATTGGTGCATACAATCCTGCCGCTGCCCAAGCTTTTATGAATCCATATCAGCAGGCGGTCACCCAACAAGCTCTTGGAGAGATGCGCCGCCAGGCAGACATCGCTCGCCAGGGACAAGCTGCTCAGGCCATTCGTACCGGAGCATTTGGTGGCACTCGTGAGGGTGTTCAACGTGCTGAGTTTGAACGTGGGGTTCAAGACGTGATGGGGCAACGCATCATGCAAGATTACGCCCAGAACTATGCCCAAGCGCAGCAAGCCGCACAACAAGCGTTTGAAGCACAGCAACAGCGTCAACTTTCTGGTGCAGGACAGTTGGCCGGTATTGGTGGAACATTGGGCCAACAAGCACTGTCTCAAGCTCAGATCGGACAGGCTGGCGCAGGTTTAATGGGACAATTAGGCCAAGGTATCGGTTCTCTTGCTGCTCAGTATGGCGGCATGGGTTTGCAACAAGCCTCGACACTTGGTTCTCTTGGCCAGGCATTTGGTCAATCGGCCCTGCAACAGGCACAACTTGGCGAAGCAGCACAGCGCATGGGCTTACAAGACATCAGCCTTCTGTCCGCTCTTGGTCAAACACAGCAGCAATCCGAGCAGGCAAGGCTCGAAGCAGCACGGGCCACGGCCCTACAAAAGGCGCTCACGCCGTATCAACAGTTGTCGTTCCTATCCGACATCTACAAAGGCGCACCGGGAACGCAGATGGCCCTGACCGCAGGAACTGCCCCGACCACGAGCCCATTGTTGCAAGCCGCAGGTCTTGGGGTGGCAGGACTTTCTGCCGCAGCAGGAGCATCAAGAGCAGGTTTATTTTAGGACTGACACATGAAAAAGCCCGTCATGCAAAGATCGATGTTTGTCGCCATGGCTCCAAAATCGGAGTCAAAAGGCATTGTTTCGGGCTTTGATGAAGAAATGGAGAATGAAGACTATGAAGATCGCACTCCTGAAAACCTTGAAATCATCGCTAACAACCTTCGTGGCGACATCCGTTCAATGGATGAAAGATACATGGAACTCGCTGAACTCGTGGGTGAAGCAGCGTTTGACACGCCTGAAGAAGTAGTCGCATTAATGCAGTCGCAGATGGGGCAAGGACAGCAAGCTCCGATGACACCTCCGCCAACCTCTGGCGGAATTGCAGGTCTTGGGGCCACTCCTGCTGTACCGCAACAACAGGCTGGAATTGTTCCGGAGCAACCTCCTGCTGAACAGCCACCGTTACAAATGGCTCAGGGCGGTGTTGTTTATCGCCAGGCCGGAAGCCCTCCCGGTGGAGAAATATCTCGTTCCATGCAAACGGCTTTGATGAATCAAAACATTGCGAACATGATGTTAAGTGGCCCGGCTAAAGCCATGGGCGACCTTTCCCAGCAACAAAGTCCGTTTTTAACACGCATCTCGCAACAGGCATTTCAGCCCGTTACTCGCTTGGCTGGGCAAGGCGTTAACTTATTGAATCAGGCTCGCCCTTATTACACGGCAATGGGTCCTTATGGAAGAGGGATTGCTCTTGGAACAGCAGGCATACTTCCTGGTTTAACCTATTTGGCAGGGCAAGAACCACCTCCCGAGGGTGGTCCGACGTTCTCAGAAGTGCCTGGCGTGGATGCCGAGGGCCGTTATCGCCCCGTACTGCGCAGCGTGGAAAACATGCCGGGTACCCCAGAGGAAAAGGCTGCAGTAAGGCAGATGGGTTTAACAAACATCCAGGGTTTAGGCATGGCGGATATCGGCGCTGGTCCTACACCGGAACAAGTGCTTAACGTTACTGCTCCAACAGAAGAACCTGCCGCCGCTGCAGCACCTACCACGGCCCCCGGACCAACACGAGTCGCTCCGGCTCAGGTAGCTCCAAAGTCAAGAACTTTTAAAGAACGAGTTCAAGACAGAATTGATATCTACAAAGACGTTCTTGGCGATGATGAAAATATGCGCCAGGCCCAAGCTTTATTCTTACTGGCTGAATCGGCTCTCAACGTAGCCGGAGCTAAAGGCCGTTCCGTTGGCGAGCGTTTGACCACGGGCCTCAAAGGATTGCCCTCTGCTATGGGTGCTCTTGGCGCTGAGAAGGCCAAGCGTGACCTGGCTGTTCGTACTGCTGCTGTTAGTGCGGTTGAACAAGAAATGGCTGCTGAAGCTAAGAGTGGAACTCAACTGGCAATTCGCCTGATGGACCTGAATGCACGTAACGCAGACATAAATGCTGTCACACAGTACCTCGTAGAAACACAAGGCTTCTCTCCGGAGAAAGCCAATCAAGTGGCGCGATTGAATAAAGCCGGGGCCATTAAAACCAATGATGCCGGAGAAATGGTAGATCTGACAGGCAGAATAATTAGCAGTCCGTTCCGGTTGTCTGAGGGGGATGTTGGCTTCCTGCCCGCAGACGGGTCTATTCCGTTTGTGTCTGTCGGAAAACGGACCTTGGTCCCCGCAACACCAAAAGATCGTCCCGCTCTGGCCACAGAACTGGGCAATAACCAGTCAATGGCGGCAGCCATTGAACGGGTAATGCAATTGCCTTCCTTTGAAAGCATGGTTGGCCCGATTGCTAAGATTCAAAGCGGAGTGACCAGTGTCTTGACGCCGTTCTTTGGTGCCAATATTCCGTTTACCGATCTGGCAAAAGACGTTCAAAAGAACATTGCACGTGAACTTCGTAACGAATTGATTACCTTGAATGCTCGCAATACTTCTCGCCCGTCTGTTTGGGAACAAAAACAGGTGGAGAAGTTTATTGCTGACCCAGACGCTATCCTGACTTCGCCAGAAGAATTCTTTGGTATCCTGAACAACTTCAGGGTCAAGGCAATTAACCGGGCCAACGAGATTGAACATCAACTGACTGGCCAGCCATTAAAACAGCTCGAATACATCCCAATGGGTACAGCAAAAGATCCTCTGCAGGCTAAGGATTCTGCTTACTTGAACGAGTTCTTCCGGCTTCGCCCCAACGGCTCTATCTTTATTCAGTTGCCCAACGAAAGAGCACCGCGTAAATTTACGGCTCAAGAATGGTTTAGTCAGACAAGGACTCAATAATGCCGATCATCACCTTTGCAGATGGCGTTCAATTAGATACGTCAACAGGTCAGGTAGTTGGTCAAACAGAGCCACAGCGTCTTGGGCCGCAAGCAGCACGGCAGCCCACGGTAGATATTCCTGCAGAATCAGTTGGACAAGGTGCGCTGGATGCACTAAAGCAACTATCCACAGGCTTTAACACCGCTCTTTTTGCTTTGCCCGATGCCACAATTCAGGCAGTTGGCCGTGCTTTGAATGTCCGCGAGGATCAAATTCCAACATTCACGGCATTTTTTAATCGTGGCGCACAGGCTCCAAAAAATTCTGTAGAACGTTTTACCAACGCCATTGGTCAAGGCGCTGGTGGCACGTTGCCATTTACTGGTCTTTTGGCTTCGATTGCAAAGACTCGTGCATTAACTCAACCGCTTTTGGCTGACGCTTCTATATCCAAACGTGTTGCCAAAGACATGCTGGACTTCATTCGGCAAAACCCAAAGGCTGCGGTCCTGGCCGACCTTGGTTTTGGTGGCGCATATGGTGCAGCCGAGCAGGCAGTGGAAGAATTTGTCACGCCAGGGGAAGAGCAACAACTTCTTAAAGCTACAGTGCCTTTAGCAGCAACCGTGGCCATTCCCGCTCTTGGCGCTAAATTTTTGTCTGTGGCCAATAAGCTTATTAGCATTAGTCCTACCGCTAAAGCCATTAAAGCTGCCCCAGAAATGTTTGGAACACAGACGGCGGAAGGCTATGCGCAGGAAGTTGCTGCACGGACCATGCCCAAGGTGCCCATCATTGGTGGCCCGTTGAACTGGGTAGGATCGAAGTACGCAACCAGCGCAGAACGCAAGATCACGGATGCACTTGCTCCATTGTTTGCCGATCCTGATCGTGCTCCCCCTGGAGTTAAAGAGGCCTTGGAGGTTACTCGTCGTATTGAAAATGACCCGGAACTGCGTGGGCTTTTCTTGTTTACGGCAGGAGAGCAGTCGCTTTACGCACCACTGATCACGGCCCAAAACAACACGGTCAAGAGTTTGTCAGGGGAACTCCTGAGCAACGAACAAGCTCGTGTGGCCAATAACATCAGCAATCTTGGCCGGGCGTTTGATTTGTTTGCCCCCAACGCCGCTGTTCCCTTGGAAGATGCGTTACGCCTTACCTATGCACAATCTGTTGATACCCTGACCAAGGCTGCCCAGCGTGTGGCTAACACTACAGAAGATGAGGCCCTGCGAATTGCGGACACGTTTGTGATGCAAAACCTTGACGAGATTGGAAACAACCTGCGTCGAGGCATTTTCTCGCAAATGGATGCTCAATTTAAGCGCATGATGAAAATGCGCCAGGATGTCATGGGCGTAACAGGCATGGACGTAGAGGGAGTCAAGAAGCCTGTCCGTGCTTCTGGTGAGCCGCTACCTTACTTTGAGACGGCTGACTTTAAAAACTTTGCCAACAAGTTTACTCAGCGATTCAAGCTTACCCCGGATGAGCGGATGTTTCCGGAAGGAGCACCGGAACCCGTTCGTATCATTCAACGGGAAATGCAGCGTTACAACGATAGGCTCAACACTAAGGTCAATGAGCTTTTGCCTAATATCATTTCTCAGGAGATGTCCAAGGATCCTTTCTTCTCAAAAGTTAGCCTTGAGTCTCGTGAACAAGCCGCCAATGCATATGCGGATGCCATTCTTCGTGGGCGGGATATCTCCCGTACTCTGCCACAAGGAATTGAAGGACCAAGCCCCGAGACCGTAAAACGTGTCTTGGAGCAGGCTCGTAAGCAGGCCGAAGAGCAGACTGAGTTCTCTATCACGATGCCCGAGGCACTGGATCTGCTGAACTCGGCCATGAATTTCCGCAATATGTCTATCCTGCGGGCAAACAAGGAAATGGATTTGGGCAATCCTCGCCAGATGGCCAACGGCATTGTTAACCGTGGCGATGCGGTGCTTCGCGATGTTGAAGACTTTGTCTTCTCCGCCTTCCGCAGCAGCCCGGAGATGAAGGACTTCCAGCAGGAATACAAAGAAACCTTTTCCAAAGGTTACGACAAGCTATTCCCATTGCTGATCACAAAGCGTTCGCCTACCGGAGACTTTTATGTGTCCAATGAGCGTGTTGTCAACGAAGCGTTAAAGAATGCTGAGAACGTTCGCAACATGCGAGCAATCTTCCAAGACGATCCTGAGTTTGTTGGAACGATGAACAAAGTCATGCTTGACCGTGCAGCACGTTCCGGGATCTTGGAAAAAGACGGCACACTAAATCGGGCAAAGTATGACCGCTGGTTGTCGTCCAACAAAAACTTGATTGAGATGATGCCCGATTCGGTTCAGCGTAATCTCACTGACGAGTTGAAGTTTGCTGACGACTACGCCGCACGATTAAAAGAAATGAAAGACCGGGAGAATCTTGTCAAAGATGACGAGCTTCTGTCCGTTATTCAGAAGTCAATCCGTCCCGATGCCGATCCGAAGAAGCTGGTCGAGCAGGCAATCAACGATCCTGCCATCATGCGCAAGCTGGTCAGCACCGTTGGCAAAGATCCAGATCGTCTGGACTCACTGCGCCGCCAGGTCTGGTTCACGGTCCGTGAATCGTTGTTCGACCCCAGCACACCAAACTACCTGGCCGAGTTTTTAAAGCGCAACAGCAAGTCGCTTTCGATTCTGTACTCGCCAGAGCAGCGCCAGAACTTAGATCTTCTTGCTGAGATCCAACGCCGTGTGTACACCGCCGCTCCCCCACGGGGCACATTGACTGCCTTCCAAAGCGTGGACGAGCAACTGCGCGAGAAGATTGGTGCAGGTATTGGAACGATTGAATCCACAGCACGTGCCGCGACCATCCGGCAAATCAGTCCGATTCATGCTGGCGTGACGCTTCTTACCCGCTTCCTTGGCCGTCAACAGACGTCAATCTACGACGCCATCATGTACAAGGCGCTCACCGATCCTGAGTACGCCCATCAACTGGCCAAGGCCAACGGACCACTGAACACCAAAGAAAACATGCGCAAGATGGGCGAAATCACCCTACAGGCTGGTGGATTTCTGCCGCGTCTACTAAGTGGTGCTCCTCGCGTAGCTTCGATTGAAGCCTCCCAGGCAGCAATGCCAGAGGAAGAGCGTCCGATTGCCACGCCCGAATTTACTCGTGGCATGGCCCCTGCACCAATTCCGCCTCGTCGGGTGGTGCCACAGATGCCCGCTCCTCCGGCCCCGGCTAGGTCTTTGGGTCAGAGTCCTGCTGCATCCACAATGGGGCCTGGACCAACTCCTCCTGCTGGTCGGAACGTTCCGAGCTTTGCCCAGCAATATCAGGCTCTGTTCCCGAACGATCCTCTGTCATCGGTAATGCAGGCCCGTCAGGGACAGCCTCCGCAGTAGCGTAGAACTCCTTGACCTTGGCATTCCAATGGTCAAGATAGCTTTCAAACTCTCGCCCGCAAGTAACGAACTCTTTAATAAGCCCGTCTTGTGAGGCCATGAGCACTACGCCCTGGCGGATCTCCGTGCCGTACATTTCATTGTGTGCTGCAGCATAGGCTGTAAGCTGTATAAAGTAGTCGTCAATCCACTCGCGTTTCTTCATTTTGTTGGATTGCTTGAAGTCCACGATAGACGGTTCGCCTCGGTAGACCCCCACCAAGTCGGTAGTCCCGGCGTATACACCGCGCCGGTACACCATGACCTCATTGCCCCAGACCTCGTCTAGCTCTGGAAAATAGGCCTCCATGAGGCTGGCGGCCATGCGGTATGCCTTGTATTGCCAGGCGTACTTTGCGGGCTGCAGCGGCCTCATTTTCACGTGCGATTCGATGTAGGCATGCATGCTCGTGCCCACGGCAGCGGCTTCGCGTTTGATTTTCTCCGCCTGCTCTTCCCCAACCCGATTGATCCACTCTATTAACTTTGTCTTATCCTTAGTTTTTTCCAATATCGTGGTCACGCTGGGCAGCTTCTCCCCGTGCTGGTTGACGTAACGACGTCCCTGGGGCAAGTCCTGCCGCTTCAGGGTCTCGTATTTGTACCTCCGAACGAGGTTGATCATCAGATCAGCCATTGTTTTAGGTCCTCCCCAAGCACTTGCGTGGCGATATCAATCTTGTTTCTTAGGGCCGTGACAATCTTTTCGTCCACGGATTTGGGCGTAATTAGGTCAATATAGGTCACTGACTTGGTTTGCCCGATCCTATGCGCCCGGTCCTCGGACTGCAGGCGCACTTCCAAGTCGTAGCTGTTGGAGTAATAAATCATCGTGCTGGCAGCGGTTAGGGTTAACCCATAGCCACCAGTCTTTGGCTGGCCGATAAAGAATCGCAGATCGCTGTCCGGATCCTGGAACCGGGTCACGATCTTTTGTCGTTCTTCTCCATCGGTAGCCCCGTAATACGTGGCTGCGCAACCGCCCCCATACGCCTTTGAGAGCGCCCGCTCGATCGCCAGGATGTCGTGGGTGTAGGAAGCCCATATAATGGTTTTCCCTGAGACCTCCTCAATGCAATCAAGGAGGGCGTCCAAGCGGTTGTTTTTGATCTCGTGAACTGTGCCATCGTCAGTCTTTAAATGCCCGCAACAGATTTGGTGCAGACGCAACAATTGGGTTAGGGCGGTGGCCGTAGTGGTCATCTGGCCATCATCCAGCATGGCCAGAGCCATCCGCTTCATTTGATTGTAAAGCGTTGCTTGCTCATCGGTCAGCAAAACCTCCCGCTTCACATAGATCTTTGGTGGCAAATCAACACATTCCTCTTTGGTGACCCGAAAGGCAAACGGCTGCAGCTTCTCGTTTAACTCATCCAGGCGCCTGTAGCCCACAATTTGGTTAAAGGACCTCGGACCCATAGTCCGCTTTACCAGCACGGCATACCTGGACTGAAAGGCAAAATAGCTGGAAAACCCTAATAAGTCTGGCGACAGGAAAGCGCATTGTGTGTACAGATCCAGCGGGCTTTTGGTTACTGGTGATCCAGTTAGGATCCTCCTATATTTCGCAAAGCGCCCTAGCTTGTAAATGCTCTTTGTCCGTTGGGCTGTCGCCGATTTAATTGTGGTGCTTTCATCAACAGCCATAAGAGCCGTGTGGGAAAGCAGGAACTTTTCGGCAAACTTAACGCCCTTTGGCGTAGAGAAGGCCTCAACGTTCATTATCAAAACATGTAATACGTCATCGGGCTCAAACATTGAGCCTAGTGCGGCTTCCTGAGCCTTGGTGGGATTTGGTGACCATAGTGCAGTGCGGTACATCACGTGGTCTGGTACATGCTTGGGGATTTCCAGCTCCGCCCAGTTCCGATAGACCCCCTTGGGCGCAATAATTAACGCACCATTTATGTGGCCATTGTCGTACAGCATGGTCATATTATTGATGAGCATAAAGCTCTTTC